GAAAGATTGTCAGCATTATACTGAAAATCTGACTGACTTCCCTAAAACGGAAGGCTTTCCGTGGGTAACCAGGAATGCAACGGACATCGGTCATTATACCGGGTCTATTGCACCTTGGGAACTCGCGTATAGCGGACTTGCGTTTTCGTCGTACGGGCCTTTAGATAGACCTTATACAGGTCTACCTAACCTATTACAGGACGAAGAGCTCGGGGATGGTTTCGTGCCACCCCCAACCAATCTACACACGGAGCTCATACCCGCAAGTTTGCGGGCAATGCTCCCTCGTGTGAAGGCTGAGCTATCTTTAGTCAACTCGATTATCGAGTTAAAAGACTTCAGATCGCTTCCTCGTAGTATACTCAGATTCAGAGACTTCATCGCGAACTTAGCCTCGGTCGGAAGACCGAAACCAACTAAGCTAGTGAAGAACTTTCAAGGTATACGCCAGACGTTTCCGTCGAACGTTCCTACCTTGTCTGAGTCGCTCGGTGTAGGGTCGGATGCTTACCTCCAAACGAGGTTTAACATCTTACCGCTACTCTCCGACATTACTGGCATTTCTAATGCCATAGTGAACACACGGAGGCGTATAAACGACCTCTTAGTGCGACAGGGCAAGAGACAGATCAAGCATTTTAAAGTGCTTGTTCCATCCTTGCAAGCACCAGTAACATCTGGTGAGGCGCTATACACCCTATCAGGTGGTCAGTTCGCTGGGTTCGTAGATACGACCCCGCTTACTGGTCCCTATAAGGCGCCAGCGTGCTCATTCAAGTGTGTGCGGGAATATATTCCCGATACTGATGCTGAATTCCATGCTCAGGTCGAGTACAACTTTTGGTTTACTCGATTCCAAACTGAGAATGCTCAGTTGCTTGGTATGCTAGATGCGTTGGGTGTCAATTTGAACCCAGCTATCATCTGGAATGCCATTCCGTGGACGTTCGTTATTGACTGGCTCGCTGACGTAAGTCAGTGGCTGGGCAAGAAGACCGTACTGAATATGCAACCTGCGGTGAACATATCGAGGTACATGTGGTCCTGGAAGTACTCGGACACGGTTCGTCTTCGCATCGCTGCGAATTCTGAACTTAGCCCTGTATTCTCGGGATATACGTACCTTCCGGATAACCGGCGGACGATTTATCGTCGTCAACTAGATATGCCGGATCAAAGCCAGTTTCTAACTGGCTCCGGGTTAAGCTCTAAAGAGCTTAGCCTTGGCGTGGCCCTCGCAATTCCGCTTGGGAGACGTCGTAAAACCCGCAAGAGTTAATCTTGCCTTGGAGGGATTAGAAGTCTCTTCACGGGCGGTATATACCGCTAAACGAGGGCGAGAGCTCTCGACCATAACTAGCATGCCTATTGGCACACTAATAACAAACGAGATCAAGGATTCCGCTGGAACTGAAGTCGAGTTTACTCGACTAAGTTCCGGCGACCGTAAGTCGGAGTTCGCCAAAATTGGCGAATCACCGGCCTTGCCGAATCGGTTGAACATTGCGCATCAAGAGTCTGGATCGGGTTTATCCCGTCGCAGGCGCTCTGTGATTCGCTTTGATCGAACCTCGGCAGGTGAGGTGGACACTACCATTCCGGTTAAGTGTTCCGTCTATGTCGTTGCAGATCTCCCAATCGGGAATCTGTCTGCGACAACTGCTCCCAAGGTG